GTAATGTAATAAGTAGTTCCTGTAGTTATTGCATAGGTATTAGTAATATTTACTACACCTCCTCCGCCACCACCTGCACCAGCGTCAGGGCCAGCATTATAACCAGCTCCACCGCTACTTCCACCGCCAACCATTAAAATCCCTATTGTTAACGGATAATTAAATACAATTGTGGTGAGAGTTTGTGATGGATATGCAGCATCATTATAACTAAAATCTAATCCAGTGTATCCGTTATGATTATTAATTACAGTAGGATTAGGTCCAGAAGTTATTGTGTATAATGAATTTACAGTTACAGATGTTAGCGGAGTAGATGCTACTGATTCTCCGCCAGAATATAAAGCAGTTATATAATATGTATAAGTTGAACCAGATGTTAAACCATTAATTACTTGCGTTGTAACTGTTGCATCTGTTATTGTAAAGATAGGATTACTAGCAGGAGGAGAAACTTGATATATATTCCAACCTGTAACAGTCGCGCAAGTAACTGTTGGAATCCAGTTTAATGTTATTGAAGTAAAGCTTGTTGAAATTCCTGAAAGTGTTGGAGGCAATGGAACAACAGAAGTGGAAGCAATATTTGATTTAAGCGAATAAACGTTGGTATTGCTGTTATAAGAAACTAGATAAAATGTATAAACCCCACAATTAGTTAAATTTAAAGTAATAGTTGTTTCATTTGACGGAAGAGTAAAAATTAGAATATTATTTTCATAAAGCAAATAATTTGTAAATGCAGAACAATTTAAATTAGGAACCCATGAAATAGTAGTAGATGTATTTATTTGTGTTATGCTTGTAATGGTAGGAGGCAATGGAACAAAAATGGTTGCAGTAACAAGATTTGATGGCGCCGATTCACCTACACTATTGAATGCAGTTACATAATAAGTATAACTTTGACAGTTATCTAAATTATTTATTGTTGTTGATTTAATTTGATAAGGAACAGACTGAATTAATTCACCATTTTGATAAATATTAAAACCAGAAATTGTAGAACATACATTTGTATATGTCCATTTAATAGTAACGTCGTAATAGTTACTACTTGATGACACGATTAATGGAGGACTTGGAGCTACATCAGTTAAAGCACTAACCAAACCTTTATATCCTTGAGGCCATTTATTCAGACTATTGCTCATTGTAAGTCGGTTTCTAGGGAAAAACGTTTGCAACTTAGGGTTCCAACATAAATCCATAATTTGACCAGGAACATCGGAGCAGTATGTAGGATAACATTGTTGTTCTGATACAGTTTGTACTATTTCTCCAGTGCAAGGATTAGCATAAGAATTGCAAAGCAATGACCCGCCATCTTGTATAGTAGTTGTATTACAATTATTCGGATTAGGAATTCCATACTGAAACGGACCCGAAATATTGTTTGGCGAGCCGACAATTTGGTTAGGAAAAGGAATACTTATAGAATTAACACGTGCCAAACTAGATGTATTAGGATTGGTATAAGTTTGTGATTGTGTAGCAAAAACTTTAGTTCTATTGCACCACAACCCTCTAGATATTTGTGAATATTTTTGATTTTTTGTAATTCTAGAACTATTACCTTTATATTGCAAAATATTTCCCTTGTATTGAATTTTTTCTTCTAGATTAGCTTGAGCTAAACTAACAGTTTGATTGGTTAATGGTATATATATAGAATTATATGAATTATCTGGAACTATATAAGTACAAGGATTTTGAACTCTTGACCATACTCTTGGAGGATTTGGTAAATAGTTATATGAATTTGACATCTTATATATAGATTATTTATTTATTTAGTAAAAAAATAATCAAAGTTTATTTAAGCTTTTTATTTACAATTATAATTATATTTTGCTCTACTTTTTCTAAAAGTAGATTTTCTAAAAGTATTTTGCTCTACTTTTTTTAAAAGTAGATTTAAGGATTGAACATATCGGTGTTTCCGTAAAAGAACCATCTTAGAGACAAATAATCGGCATTTTTATCATTCATACCAGTAGAACCAATCATATTTGTATTAGGTCCTTTTGTTACTAAGTTTTGAATGGCGGCAGTTCCTAAAGCATAATTGTAATACCATAAATTAGAAATATATCCATTAAAACCACCATTCATTGCAACATATACGTCTCCATAATTTTGTTTCGGAACACCTGTTAATTCAATACTTCTTGTAATAGTTCCATTAATATAAACATCTAATGTTGTATTTTGACATCTTATAATTACATTAACCCATTTATTTAATGGTACGTCAGGAATTGTAATTTCTTCATTAATAACATTAAATGTATTCATTAACACAACTAAATCATTTGTATCAGGAGCAATATATAAACCAGGAGCATTATTAGGTTGAATTAATCCATCTTGTTGCACATTGCTATTGCCTTTGCTAAATATGTGTTTAAAAATACCCGCATTACTTTGAAGATTATTTATAAAAATCCACGTAGACCAAGTAAATTCAATACCATCAGTAGCATTAACAGACCTGTAAATAGTAACGGCACCATTACTGCTAGGGTCTTGTGGATAAACAAGCATTTGAGTTGCATCAATCATTCCAGTAAATAAGTGTGGAGATGCACTTGGTTTTAACAAATAAGAAATTAAAGATATTCCAGCTCTTAATAATATGATAAATGCAAAAATAACCAAAATTAAAAATGCAAATTTAGCTACTAAACTATTAGATTCTAAAAATTCACGAGTTCCAAAACTTCCGCTTCCACTCGTTGAAAATGAATTATATGTTCCGTTACCGCTCATTATATATATTAAATAAATAAGAAAAAATAAAACCAAAATATTTTTAAATAGTAATACTGCTTTGTGTTTGTCCATTTTCAACTAAAGATAACTGAATTTGATATGCACTTAATGAACTTAACCAGCTGCTATATCCTTGCGTGTAAATATTCCAAACTTGTTGAGGATTTAATGCATCAGGATAATATTGGAATTTAGCAGTCCAACCATCAAATCCACCAGCAGGCGTCAAGTGAATATCCGAATTATTATTAACATTTGCTACCCCAGGTAACAAACAAGTTCTAACTAATTTACCATCAATATAAATATCCATAGAACGCCCATAAACACTGACAGTTAAATTAACCCATTTTTGAATAGGAACATTGGCTACACTACAAGTGTGAACAACTGAATTTCCTCCTGGCGTTGTTGGTTCTTGGTCAACTCCAGGATAGCATCCTAAAGATATGGAAATATTATTCTCAACAGGGTCTAAAACAACTGCTGGACAAGGGTCTAAACCATTAACGCCAGAAACAGAACCAGTTCCAGGAGAGCTTTTAGCGCCCATTCTACCAAAAATTACCTTAGCTTCTCCATAACGGTAGTTCCAACTATTTACGTAAAACCAAATAGAATAAGCAAAATTGCTCGATGGAACATTAGAACCATTTGTTGCTAAAGACGTTGCAGCAATGGTTGAAGATGATTGACCGCTTTGCATACTTTGCAAGGTGTAAGGGTCAGAAACTAAGTATTTAACTAACATAATTATTAAAACAATTACCACAATTGATATGACAATACTTAAAGGACTCATTGTATAATATAGATTTAGAAATTATCTACTTACTTTAATAATTTAATAATTTAATAATTTAAATTTAGCAATTAAATAAATTTAAATTATTAATTCATGCAGTTTTGCTTAATTGAAATATGTTTACTCAAATAATTATTGCAATATTTTTCTAAAATTATAATATTTTTGCTTAATTTAGTTTTATTGAATTATATTTTATAGTTTATTATTGTTTCATCAGATTCGTTTGTAGTTGGCGGCGTTTTAAATTTAACTGAATTATATACATTATTAATTTTAGACGCTGTTAAAGGTTTATTAAAGTAAACAACATTACATATTCCACCTCTTAAACCATCATTTTCTCCTATTGTTAAATTATCTAAGGTGTAATAAGGAACTACACCTGCATCCGATTTAACTAGCTCGCCATTTAAAAATATATCTAAAACACCTCCATTATAGTTTATAATAATGTTATTCCATTTTTGCAGAAGTATATCATTTGATTTATATAAAATTCTGTTACCATTATCATCAAATTCTATAAACTTATTGTTAGTAGTTTTTTCTAAGTTTTTCTGTTGCATTGTAATCATTAAAGTATTGATTTTTCCATTGTAAAGAATATTGGGTTTATTACCGAAGTTTAACAATGATGTATACTTTTCATACGAAGCATTTGTATTTGGACCAACCGCGTCCAAAAATACCCAAAAAGAGATAGCATATTGGTAATCGTAATCGGGATTTCCGTTTAACTCTTCATATGTTCCTAAAGAATATTGACTATTAGTGTAAACTGGTTTATTAACTAATTGTTTTCCTCCTTGCAAACTAAATTTATTAAATAGCTTAGGTAAACCAAAGTATGCGACAATTAGTAAAATAGCGACAACTAACATCATCAATGAACCAGCTGTGGTTGCATTAATTTCTCCCGCAGCAAACTTGCCTATCGTGTCAAAGACATTACTAAATATGCAAGGAATATAAAATATTAAATTAATTATAATATTAAAGAAACCATTTTTTCTGGAGTTTCCTAATGGCAAATTGACGTTTATTGTTTTATAAATAAGACCGAGTAAAATAATAACAAGGAACAAATTCAAAATTAAACTAACAATGCTTGAATTACTTGATAGATTTTGAATATTATATACTATCCAAAAAATAATTAAACTAGATATAATAATACCAAGTAATATCAATAAAGCACGCTTAAAAAAATTGTTTGAATCTACAGCTAACCCCTTATTAGTAAATTCTGGAAATAAGTTAACAACTAATAATGTAGACCATAAAACGCAAATCATTAATACTATCATTATTATACTTGCCGCTGATGTTTTATCAGTAAAAAACCCACCTGGATATGTAGATATCAACGCTGTAATAATTATTAAAAATACAATAAATGAAATACTACCATATACCGAAAATTTAGTAAAGTTTTCAAATAAACTACTTGATTTTGCCCCAGGCAAAGGCTGATTGTTTCCGTCAGGTAATGTAAGAATAATAATTAAATAGAGCAATGCAAAAACCGCTATAATAATTGTTAACAATAAAGTATAACCAAAAGATTTAGAAATTAGTTGTCCAGGGTCTATGTTATAATAAACAATATAACACGTGATTAAACAAAAAATCATTATAATAGTTTTAATTCTCTCATAGTTTACATCAAACTTTTCAATATAATCTGTTTTTGCGGCTTTATAAAAACTAAATAAACCTAAAACTACGGTAATTGGTGTTATATATATCGCATAACTATTTAAGGTTTCATTTGGCATAAGAGTTAAAAATAAAATAAGAAATACAGTATATAGTAGCACGTAAGTAACGCTACTAATTTGTTGAAATAATTCTTTAAATGCTTTAAAATTTGGCAAAAACATAAAACATAGTAAAAACACAATTAGAGAGAAAAATAAAATAATAAAAACATTCGCCATTATTTCATTTTGCGAGTTGCTAATAGGTTTAGAAGTAAAATTTAAAGGAACTTTAAAAAAAATTAAAGACATCATAATGATAAGAAAAATAATCATAAATATAGCTGGATAAAATGCACTAGGCATTTTTAAATTTGTTAAAATATTTTCTTTAGACGTTTTATCCATATACTATTATAATACAATATTATTTCATTATAAATTTACTCATTTCATTTCTAAATTGATTACATATTTTCACTTGCGGTTTTTTTCCCGTGACAGTTACGACATAAAGCAATTAAATTTTGGACATCATTTCCACCGCCATATTCTAAACGTATCTTATGGTCTATTTCGAATGTATGGTCCAATTGAGATTCACAATGTCCGCATTTCCACTCTTGTTGAGCAGCAACATATTTTTTCTTTGTTTCACTTACGGAACGTTTTGTACCATTTTTGCCCGAGCTTGTTATTCTTGTTTGATTGTTGCAAAAACCAGAAGATGAATTTGACCCACCTATTCCATTAAATGATTCCATAAAACTTGAATTATTATCAGTTGAAGTAAAATCAATTATAGGACTTAACATATCCATAGAGGTTTTATCTATTGGCATAAATTTAACGATATTATTTGCATATAATAACATATTACGTCCTTGATTTGGATTTCTTTTTAATAATAAATAAATTCCAATCCCTAGACATACGTAAAATATCATTTTATAATATTTTTTAAATGAAAACAACATTTTTGTATATTTTCCGTCAGTGTATGTGTTGTATACAAAAAATGCTGTTAATCCTAATACAAATATTTCTAGTCTCATATATATTATTTAATATTAATAAAATAATATATTAGTTACATTTTATTGTTTCATCATAATAGGTTTAGGCATCTGTCCAGGTTTATCGTTATTGGTAAAGTGTTCTTGACCAAAAGCGCCCTGTAATTGAATAGAGTTAAGCATATTGCGTTGACTGCTTGTTAAACGCATCAAACCAATAATGCTTAACAAAATAACAATGTAAGGCAATAATACTAAAAACCAAGATAAAGATTTATATCCCTTACTGCATAACCACGCTAAAATGAATGTCCAGATAAAGGCAAATACTAGTTTCATAAATACAGCAACAATTCCTAGACCGTTAACTAAGGCAACTAGACAAGCTATAACGGCAATAGCGAAATAAATTTTTGCAGGAGTACAAAGTTTAGAAAATTCTGCGTTCATTTTATAATATATTGTTAGATTTTTATTTTAAATTTAAAAAATTGGTTTTTTAAATCTTTTTACTCTTGGCTTGCGCTTAAATGAAACTTTTGTTTTCGAATCAGTTTTTAAAGATTTTCTAATTTTTTTCGTTTTATTTTTTATGCCACTTGCAACTCTTGAAGTTGAATAGATGCTTCTATTTGTGTTTGATTTTTTTTGATTTTTTAACTTTAATGTTTCGTAAATTAAATTACCTAAATCTTTTAAATCCAAATACAATGAATTCATATTAATAGGTTCGTGTCTAGGATTATATAAATAGTTTACAAATATAAATTTTAATTTATCAAGTATTTTTAATTCGGTTGGCGTTAATAAAGAATAATTGTTTGATAATAATTCAATTACTGGATAATAAACGCTAATAAATCCCCAAATGTCAACGATTTTTATAAAAACATTATCAAAATAATCTCTTAAATTTAAACTACCGTCTTTTCTAAATTTTGTAAAATGAACTAATACATTTACAATATAGTTTACAATAAAATCCATTGTTATTTGTGTTTCTATCACTGCAGGCATATTATTTCTCGAAACAGTTCTTAATTCATTGCTATACAATTCAAACATTATTTCATTTATAAATTTATAATGTCCAGCGCCTCTCTCTTTCATCCAAAAATTAATATAATCTATTACAAAAGGTTTTAATTCTAGTTCATTGGGTTTGCCACCATCCTTAATAAATTTTGTGTATTTTTCAACAAAAGATTCTGAAAATATAATTACTGAAAAGGGTACATTAAATTGAAACGGTCTATTTCTCCACGTTTTTGGGAAAGGATTATTTTCGAATGGAACATATTGAGTAGAAAGACCCCAGTCTATTAATCGCGTTTTTAATCCAGACTTATCGTCTGCTAAAACATTGGAGTCTTTTATATCTGCATGATATACATTTTTTTCATTCATAGGAACAATCCCTTTTTTAAGTAATTCGACTAAGCTTATGTGAGTTAAATAAATTTTTTTAAATGAACCATTTTCATACAAGTAATCGTCAACTGGAATACCTCCATTTGGCATATTAATCATCATCAATTTATCTAATTTTTCATTAATATTCTTTTTTTTTATATCACTCTTCGGCAATGCAGAGCACTTTTTGGTAAATTCTTGTAAATCACTTTTAGATAATTTTGAAGGTTTGCAAATTGTGAAATTGTTAAGTAAAAAGTAATCTTGATAATTTGGTATAGTGTCTAATTTTTCTTTTATACCATTAATTTCTTCATACTCACTAGTTGCGTGTTTTTCTGTCATTAATTTTGTAATTTTTCCGCTTTCTCTCTTATCGCTACCTTTGCATTTTAACGCAGGATTAAAAACGCATCCAAAACCACCTGATGCTATAACCTTGCCCCCTCTTGTATTATTTTTATTATCATTCTTATTTGTCATTATTGCGTGTATATATATTGTATACATAATATTTGAATTTATTTATCATACAAATAATAAATGGTTCCTACAATTCCTGCAATAACTGCTACATAAATTACTTTCTCTCTAATTTTATAATACTGAGCTAGTTTTACATCTTGAGATTTATATTCATCATAGTAGTTAACAAAAAACTCATTTAGTGATATTTGCGGTTTTTCTAGTTTTTCATTAATTTTATTATGCATAAAATGCATCCAACGCACTAAAGAGTCTCTATTATCTAAATATGGTGCAACTGGATATTTATCAATTAACCTACTAAATTCACCTGATATTGCTTCCACTGGCAAAAATATTGGCAGATTTTGAATAAACTCATAAAACTTTTTTTTTGTTACAGCATTAGGGTGATGGGGATAAGTCATAGCTATAGTATGTAGAAAAAACCAATAATGAGGTCCCCACACTTTTGGGTCTAGATATACTGTTGTTGGCATTAATTAATATTTTGCATTATAAAAATATTAATAATTAAACTACAATTCTTTAATAGTAATAAATTGATTTATACAAACAGAAGAATTTACAGAAGGGTTAGAAGAGTGTTTATTACAATAGTTAAACATACGCGTAGAAGAACCACGTCCTCTTGTGCAGCCTAAATTAATTGTTCCTGCAACAATTGGTTGATTTGCACCTATATTTGAATAAAAGTTTTTTTTAAACATTTGCAATCCTGGCATTTATATAATATTAAAATAAATTAAAATAAATTGATATTACTATTTAAATGTTAGCTTCATATAATATGGAGTGGTATGAATAAAAATACAAGTCAATGCAATAATTGTGGCAAACAAGGTCATTTATTTCATCAATGTAAATTAGCAATTACAAGCTACGGTATAATAGTTTGTAGACCAAGTTTAAATGGATTACAGTTTTTAATGTTAAGAAGAAAAGATAGTTTTGGATATACAGACTTTATTAGAGGTAAATATTCTCCTTATAATATTTATCAAATTCAAAATATCATTGATGAAATGTCAAATTCAGAAAAAGAGAGAATACTTACAAGTCCTTTTGAAGAAATTTGGAAAAATATGTGGGGTGAAAGGACAATTGTAAATCAATTTAAGAGCGAAGAAAATGCATCTGCAAAAAAAATGGAGACAATTCGAAATGGTGTAAATGTTAATGATAAAATAATTACGCTTAAAGATTTAATTGAAAAAAGTCCTACTAAATGGGTTGAAACCGAATGGGAATTTCCAAAAGGAAGAAGAAATCATAAAGAAAAAGATTTAGAATGTGCCTTGAGAGAATTTGAAGAAGAAACAGGTATTTCGCAATCAAAAATTACTATTATAGAAAATGTATTGCCATTTGAAGAAATATATATAGGAACAAATCATAAATCATATAAACACAAATATTTTTTAGCTTATTCAAATGATACAAAAGATTTTTTGAACAATTTTCAAGTTACTGAGGTTAGCAAATTAGATTGGAAGACCATAGATGAGTGTTTAGAATCAATAAGACCATATAATTTAGAAAAAAAAAAATTAATTACAAATATTAATAAAGTATTACAAGAATATAGATTATATTCATAATATATAGTATTATGACAGAAAATCAAACAAAAAAGAAACCCCTTATTATTGAATCTTCAGACACTAGTTCATTATCATCATTACCATCTTCATCGTTACCATCATCATTATCTTCACTTCCGTCTCCAACAGTTCAAGCTGCAACAGCTCCAGTTGCAACAGCTCCAGATGCGCCAATTTCTTCTTTATCAGAATCGCCAGAACAATTACCGAAATCATCTGAATCATCTGAATCATCGGAATCATCTGAATCATCTGAATCATCGGAATCATCTGAATCATCGGAATCACCTGAATCACTTGAATCATCGGAATTGCAGGAATCGCAGGAATCACCTGAATCACCTGAATCTCTTTCATTTGACGCCAAAGATTTAGAAACAGAATTTAAAAAAATTAACTGTGATGATGAAAATTATTATTCAAATGAATGCAATAAATTTTTATTAAAAAAGGAAATTATAGAGAGAAATGTTCTTTCTCAACATCCTGAAGAAAATCCTTATCTATATCCTAACTTAAATGACAAAGACTTTAATGTTAAAATTGCTACTAAAAAAGAATTTAATGATACTAAATATGATGGTACAATTCATAATAATATTAAGGAGCAAGCCGATATATTAGCAAAGGCTGATTTTGAATTACAACCTCATCAGGCATTTGTCAAAAATTTTATGTCATTTCAAACTCCTTATAGTAGTTTACTTCTTTATCATGGTCTAGGTTCAGGTAAAACTTGTAGTGCAATTGGTGTTTGTGAAGAAATGCGAGATTATATGAAGCAAATGGCAATTGCAAAAAGAATTATTATTGTTGCTTCTGAAAATGTGCAAGATAATTTTAAGTTACAATTGTTTGATGAGAGAAAACTTAAAATTGTTGATGGGATTTGGAATATTAAAGCTTGTACAGGAAACAAACTGATAAAAGAAATAAATCCAATGAATATGAATATACCCAAAGAAAAGGTTATAAGTCAAATAAAAAATTTAATTAATACCTACTATGTATTTTTGGGTTATGGACAGTTTGCAAACTATATAATTAAAACTATGAATTACTCTGAAGAAATTGAAAGAGAGAAAACGAAAAGAGGTGAAATGAGAAAAACCCAGGGAGAAAAATCTAGAATCCAAACGCTTAAAGATATAAAAATTACATTAAATAGTAGAATTATTAAAAGACTACGTAATGAGTTTGACGGTAGACTAATTGTAATTGATGAGGTCCACAATATACGTAAAACAGATGACAATGAAAATAAAAAGGTCGCGATTAATCTTGAATTACTAGTTAAGGCAGCTCAAAACTTACGGTTTTTACTTCTCTCTGCTACTCCAATGTATAACAGTTACAAGGAAATAGTTTGGTTATTAAATTTAATGAATACAAATGATAGACGTAGTAGAATAGAAGTTAGAGATATTTTTGAAAAAAATGGAAATTTAAAAAAAACTGGCGAGGAAACGCTTGTTAGAAAGGCGACTGGATATATTTCATTTGTTAGGGGCGAGAATCCGTATACATTCCCTTTCAGAGTGTATCCTAGTAATTTTGCAAAAGAAAATACATTCCCTGCTATAAGCTATCCATCTTATCAAATGAATTTAAAAAAAATACCACACGAAGATAAAAAAAGAATATTAAGTTTATATTTAAATAAAATAGGCAACTGTCAAAATTGCGGCAAATGTCAATACTGTGTTTATAAATACGTAATTTACAACTTAAGAAACAAAAATTTTACAATTACAACAAAAACTGGTGCTGTCAGGGATATGCCTAGCTTTGAAAATATGGAATCATTTGGTTATACATTATTGCAAACGCCTCTAGAATCACTTATTATTTCTTATCCAGTTCCAGGTTTAAAAAATATATTAGATAAAATTCCTTCTGAAAAGTTTTTAGATGAATTTTCTGAAAGTTTTTCTGAATCTACCCCAATTGAAGAAGTAGAAGACGAAACTCCTGGATTGGTAGAGGAAAGTGAAGATAAAGAAGAAGAAGAAATTGTTGCGCCAAAAATAAAAACAAAAGTAAAAAAACCTTTAATTATTGAAGAATCAGATGATGATTCAAAAGGTGGTGCAGAAGAAACCATTGTTTCAATAGACCCTCATCAATTAACAGGTAAGCTGGGTTTAGAAAGAATGATGAATTTTGTAGATGAAAAGTCACCTCCTAAAAAAGGAGAATTTGAATATAAAAAGTCAACAATTACTGAATATGGTAAAATTTTTAGTCAAAAAATGATAGGCAATTTTAGTTGGAAAATAAAGTCTATTCTAGATAAAATAGTTGACCCTGAAAATGGAACAATAGGTGAAGGAGTAATACTAGTTTATTCACAATATATTGATAGTGGATTAATACCAGTTGCTCTCGCTCTTGAAGAATTAGGCTTTACTAGATATGGACAAGATGTAAAACCATTATTTAAAAATAGACAAACCGAAGTAGTTGATGTTAGAACAATGAAACCACCAACAGATAAAAAAAACTTTATGCCAGCTCGTTATTCTATTATTACAGGTGACCCAAGACTATCACCGAATAATGATTTTGAAGTAAAAGGTGCAACTGGAGAAGATAATAAGGACGGCAATAAAGTAAAAATTATTTTAATTTCCAAAGCGGGTTCTGAAGGCATTGATTTAAAGTTTATTCGTCAAGTTCATATATTAGAACCTTGGTATAACATGAATCGCATTGAACAAATTATTGGTCGTGCAGTTCGTAACTTCTCGCATAAAGACTTACCTTTTGAAAAAAGAAATGTCGAAATTTTTATGTATGGGACAATATTAGGAGATAATAGAGAAGAAGCTGCGGATTTATATGTATATCGTGTCGCCGAATACAAAGCAATTCAAATAGGAAATATTAGTCGTATTTTAAAAGAGACAGCGGTTGACTGTATTATTAATCACGACCAGACAAATTTTACACAAGAAATAATGAGTGCCTCTTTAAAAGAACCAATTACTCAAATATTATCAAATGGTATTACTTTAAAAGATTTTAAAGTTGGAGATGCTCCTTTTTCTCCCGCTTGTGACTATATGGCTAGTTGCAATTATTCTTGTCGTCCAGATAAAAAAATAGATGAAGATAATTTAAATGAAGATACGTATGATGAAAAATTTATTATGATAAATTCTGAAAAAATTTTACAAAGAATTAGAATGCTTATGAAAGACAGTTTTTTCTATAAAAAAGACACTCTCATTAAAGCAATTCGAACACCGAAAGAATACCCTTATGTTCAAATCTATTCAGCTCTAACGCAACTTATAGAAGACAACAATGAATTTATAGTTGATAAATATGGTAGAAATGGAAGACTAATAAATATAGGTGATTATTACTTATTTCAACCAGTCGAATTGAGAGATAATAATGCTTCTATATTTGATAGGTCAGTTCCAATTGACTATAAACATTCAATGATAAATTTTGAAATAAAACAAGATATTGTTAAACCTGTAATAGATAAAAGAAACCTTAATGAAGCTATTATTGAGGATGAAATGGCGTTGTTTCCAGAGGGAAAAAGAATAATAGATGAAATGAATGTCAATTTAAATATTAGTAAGGATTTTACAAAACAAATTAAGGTTCCTAGAGGAGACGACAATTGGTATAAACATTGCGGAATTGTTATTAAAAAAATGGCTAAAGAATATCCTGAAACTAAAGGCGATATGTTGATTCAATTTTTAATAGAACATATGATAGAACTGCTTTTATTTGAAGATAAACTGGAAGTAATGAATTACCTCTACTCATTAAATGCTATAAAAAATGGAACACTTGAATGGTTTGCAAAAGAGTATTTCGATAAAAATATAATAGTAACTAAAAATTTGAAAGCTATAGTTATGTATAAATTAAATAAAAGAATAATTTTGATTTTAAATAATGATAATAAATGGGTTCAATCTGAACCAGAAGATGAAAGAGAGATAGCTATGTCAAAAGAAGGAAAAGAATTTTTAACCTTTAAAGCTGACGATTACAATAAAATTATCGGATTTATTGGTTATGAAAAAAGCAATAGATATTTAGTATTTAAGACTAAAGATATGCTCTCTAAACGTGATACGGGTGCACGTTGTGATGAATCTGGAAAAGATAAAACAATGAAAAAAATAAATGAAATTATTGGCGAAATAAAATATACAAATGAAACCACAAAAATGCAAAAAGATGCTGACGGAAATGTTACAAGAGAATCCATAAATCACGTAGAATTGTGTGTTATCCAAGAATTTATTTTGAGATATTTTGAAGCAATTAAGAGAGATGATAAAAAATGGTTTTTAACACCTGAAATGGCTATATTCTTTAAACTTTATACAGTAAATGTTTAATTGAATTTTATTTTATTAAATAAAATTGAAAGAAAATGTAGTTAAAAGATAATATATATATACAATATAGTAATGGAAACCGTTTCTAAACCTACACAACAAAAAATGAAAAGAAGAGACGCAAGATTACAGTCTGTTTATTCTAGATGTTTAATTACTAGAAATATTGTATTACCTATTACTGCTGTTGGGAAAAATATAAGAGAAACAATTGAAGAAAATGTAAAGTCGAGTTTTGAAGGGAGGTGCGTTGTAGAAGGATATATTAAAACAAATTCTTCTAAAATTGTTACGCATTCAAGTGGATTAATTATTAAAGGCAATCTGATTTCATTTGAAGTAGTATTTGAGTGCGATATTTGTTTTCCAGTTGAAGGAATGAATATTCCTTGTATAGCAAAAAATATTACAAAAGCTGGAATTAGAGCTGAGAGCGCAGTAGAAGTTCCATCTCCTATTGTTGTGTTTGTTACAAAAGACCACCATTACAACTCTGCTTATTTTTCAGAAGTTCAAGAAGGCGATAAAATAAATGTTAGGGTTATTGGACAACGTTTTGAACTAAATGATAAATATATATCAATTATTGGCGAACTACTCAAAGAAAAAGAGGCATTTGTTCCAAAACCAAAACAACCTTCCAAACCAAGAATTGTAATAGAAGATTAGTTAATACTATTTATTATAAAATTTATATAACCCAATTGCATCCTTATTAAAAATTACAATTCTACCATTTTTTTCTTTTGCTAAATTATTAACTATTTCGTAATTTTGCGTTATTATATAATTTTCTACTTTTTCGTTGTAAGGTATATATACATATAACAATTCAATACTTTTATTTTTTTCATTTTGTCCCCCTTCATTTATTTTGAATAATGTTATACTATTTCTCTCTAATTCGTCTTCCATTAATATTAGTAACAATATAAATTTGGATTATTAATTTAAAAACAATTTTATATAATATATTAATTAAATGGAAGCTATTATTTCTACAAATGAAATAAATAATTACTCAGTTAGTGAGCTTAATTATATTCGTGAGACTATTGAAAATATGAATAAATTTAATCAAGTTGAAGTTCTAAGGATTTTTAAAAAAAATAATAATGTTATGTTAAATGAAAATAAATATGGAATACATATCAATCTTTCTGAACTTAAAAAAGAAACACTTGATGAACTAAATGTTTATATTAAATATGTTAACGCCCAAGAAATAACGTTAAATGCGATTGAACAACAAAAGGAAGACTATAAAAATACATATTTTTCAAAAGATATTAAAGATAATATTAAATTATTATCTAGTAAATAATGACAGCATATAATGATGTACTTCGTGAATTACAATATTATATTTTAAATGAAAATAATATTAACAGATTTTTAGAGATAAAAATAAAAAGCAATGTAAAAGAAAAATCCCCTGTAATGCACTCGCAAAATAAAATAAAAAACAAAATTTTCATACCACAAGAAAAGGACACATTATTTTGGTGTTTTTATATATTTAAAAATGGTGATTCAAAATATGAAACAATGTATAATAAAAATGATATTATAGCGAGACAAATTAAAATCGAATGCGTTGAGAAAATTAGACAAAACAAACAGACCGTAAAAACGTACAAATTTGACTCGATTTGTAACATTGAAAGTAATCTTGCAAATGATAAAAGCTTAAATATAAAAACATTTTTAACATTGTGCGCAATTGAAAATATGAATGTATTATTTGTAAATAACAAAACTTACTATGAATTATATATGAATGACAGCAAATCTGTATATGTAGTTTACTGTTTAAATAACAAAGATAACAAAGATAACAATAATTATTACTTACGTTATGGTTTTGAAGTTGTTTCTATTGACAATGCTATTGACATTAAATCAAGTCTGTATAGAATAGATAATGTAGATAAACCAATTAAATCTTTTTCTTCATATAAAGTTGCAGATTTAATTGATATATGTAATAAATTAGCAATTGAAATAAAAAATGAAGAAACTGGAAAGAATAAATCCAAAAATGAATTATATGAATCCATTATTCAATATTTTTAAATTTAAAAAAAAATGAACAACAATTTAAAAATATGTCTTATTATATATATAATAATGAGTTCTATTGAAAAATCAAACAATTCTAATTTAGAAGGTGAGGGAAAACTGAAAGCGCCTTCCGAAAGCAATAGCACTCCTAGTAGCGGAATTCCGAGGTTACATAAGGGGGATGATGAAATGGCATTAGATTACAGAAAAACATTAATGAAATGGGATGAAGAAGACAAACAAAAAATAAAAGAAGGTAAATATGAAGGTGATTCTTCTGCGTGGAAACAACGCGTAAAATCCAAATATCGTGAACCACTTACACAAAAAGAAGAAAACCCCAGTTATCAAAATAAATTAGCTATCATTATTCCATTTCGCGACCTTGAAAAGGATAAAAAACGCACCCAAGAGCTTAATACATTAGTTAGTTATTTTGCTAGTTACTTTGACAATAAAAATAATTATAAAATCTTTGTAGTAGAACAAAGCAATGATTCTCGAAAATTTAATCGTGGACAACTTCTAAACATTGGATTTAAGTATGCTATGAAGGAAGGATATGATAATTTTATTTTCCACGACGTAGACCTGTTGCCTTCTGAAGAATTAAAAGAATATTATGTAAAGGCGCCAACAAATGAACCAGTTCATATTGCTGCTGTTTGGGACCGTTATAATAAAAATCCAGATTATTTTGGTGGAATTGTTGCATTTAATAAAGAAATGTTTCAGCGTATAAATGGTTATCCTAATGATTTCTGGGGATGGGGTGGAGAAGATGATGAGTTATATAAAAGAACCAAAAAATTCTATAATATTCTAAAAGTTGACAAAGGTTCAATTGAAGACTTGGAAAAATTGTCTCTTCAGCAAAAACTAGAGTACTTAAAAGAAAATAAGCTTAAATTTATGCAGAAAATTGAGGCTCTTGCAAAGCATAAAACTACTTGGAATATAAATGGTTTAAAATCATTAAACTTTAAAGAAAATAATGTAAGTAGTTGTGGAAAAAATTGTCAGTTAATAGAAGTAGAATTAAGTGATAATGAAGGAAAGCCAATAACAAAAGAAATAGAAGATAATACAGTAGGAGCTCCAGATGAAATGTTCGTGGAACTTCAAGAGGAACAAGTTGAAATTCCAAAAGAAAAAATTACTTTAACGCCTCAACAAAGGTTTGATAATTTAGTTAAGGTATTTTATAATTCAAATTCTTATATGAATACTTCTTATAAAATATTCAATGAGTTAGAGGTAAGATTTGGAACAAAAGGTATAAAACAAATTACTAAAAGTGATTATGATAATGTCGTTAAAAAATTAAAATCTGTTGGATTCAATGTTAATGGGGAAGAAAATGGTGAGCACTATTTGCGTATAAATTCTGAATTTCTTGATGGAAAAACAGGTAGATTCAAACCATCTAATATTAGAACAGAAATTAAAGGAATAACTAATATTCAAGAGTATTGTAAAAATAATGACATTAGAGGGTTACCATTTCAAGAATTAGTTGATTTTATAACTAAAACGCCTACAAATATTAATGGTATAAGAATTCCAACAGTTGATTTTGATGATTTTAATTTTAGAGTAGCATTAAATACAGAGGAAAAAGTAGATAAATTGGGTTTAAAAAATTATATAATAGATAATTGGAAAAAGTCTAAAAAAGAATTCCGCTTTATTAATCGAGTAAGTTTTAAAAACAATAGTTTCCCATTTATTGTCGACCTTAGTATAGTTAAATTTGGAAATAGGGCACCAGATAGATTTGGAAATGAAAATCGTGGGCCTATTATTAAAGTTTATACGCTTGAAGAATCCAATGTATTAAATAATTCAGAAATGTATGAAATTGAAATTGAGCTTGTTAATAGCGAAGTAGGTCCTGGAACTAAATTTAATAGTCCTGAGGAAATCCTTGAGTCTTTGAGAAAAGTGATTAAATATGTATTAGGTGGTCTTCAAGGAACCAACTTTCCAATCTCATATCCTGAGCAAAAGTCTGTATTAGAGTCTTATATGAAAATGATATTGAAAGAAGACTATGACCCTTCAAAAAGAGCAAAGACCTCTAGTTTTATTGGTCCTAATTCAATAACATTACAGTTGGTAAATATTGCTCCGCGTGATGAAAATTCCAATTATCCTAATATAAGAAAAGATTTTGTTGTTACAGATAAGGCGGACGGTGACCGTCATTTATTATTTATACCAGACAATGGTAAAATATATTTAATAAACACAAGTATGGATGTAATATTTACTGGAGCTAAAACAGAAAATAAAGATTGCTTTAATACACTAATTGATGGCGAATTAATTCTTCACGATAAAAAAGGCGCGTTTTTAAATCTTTACGCTGCATTTGATATTTATTACATAAATAAAATGGACATTAGAAGTTTTACCTTTATGCTTTTAAAGGAAGAAATGGATATTAGTAAATCAAGATATTATTTATTGAAACATTTTGTATCAGAGTTAAACCCAGTTTTAATTACGGCACAACCAAACTCCAATACTAAAACAGCTAAAACTCTTTTAGAAAATTATAAAAAAGGCAAATCATCATCTTCACCAATTATTATTAAAACAAAGGAGTTTCTTCCAATAAGTTCAAAAGATACTATATTTAACGCGTGTGATAATATTTTGAAAAAAGAAAAAGAAGGTAGATTTGAATATACAACTGACGGGTTGATATTTACCCACGCATATTATGGCGTTGGTTCTAGCGAAATTGGTAAATCTGGACCGAAAACAAAAATAACTTGGGACCAATCATTTAAATGGAAACCTCCTCAATATAATACTATTGACTTTCTTGTAACAACTGAAAAATCTGCAAAGGGCGAAGATATTATTACTCCTGTATTTGAAGACGGAATAAATGCATCAGAAAGTATTCAATTTAATGAATATAAACAACTCGTTTTAAGATGTGGTTTTAGTGAAAAAAATGACGGTTTTATAAATCCTTGTCAGGATATAATAGACGATAAATTGCCTGGATTTAGTGAAAGGTTTGAGGAAAGACAGACCAATGATTATCTTCCCAAAAGATTTTATCCAACTGAACCGTATGACATAAATGCAGGATTATGCAAAATAATGTTGAAACCAGACGAAACTGGAGGAAAGCAAATGTATTCGGAAGAAAATGAGGCATTTGGAGATAATACAATTGTTGAATTTAGGTATGATTTTGAAAAAGAAGAAGGATGGAGATGGATACCTTTAAGAGTTAGATATGATAAAACCGCTAAGTTAAGAAGAGGCGAAAAAGAATACGGTAATTCTTATAAAACTTGTAATGAAAATTGGAAATCAATAAATCCCGCTGGACGAATTGATGAAAATATGTTGCGAACTGGAATGAACATTCCCGACATAACAGTTTGTCAAGACAAATACTATAATACGCCAGCTGGTAAATTTAAAACCCAAGCTTTGAAAAACTTTCATAACTTATATGTTAAAAAAATGCTTATAAAAAGCGTTTCAAAACCAGGTGATACATTGATTGATTTTGCGTGTGGTAAAGCAGGAGATTTATCCAAATGGATTGCAGCAAAATTATCGTTTGTATTTGGAATTGATTTGTCAAAGGATAACTTAGAAAATAGATTAAACGGCTCTTGCGCTAGATATTTAAATGCTAAAAAAATTAATAAAAATATGCCTTATGCTTTATTTGTAAATGGAAATAGCGCATTTAATGTAAAAAATGGCGAAGCAATGCTAAACGATAAAGCCAAACAAATTACTGCTGCTATTTTTGGACATGGTCCAAAAGAGGCTGATAGGATTGGAAAAGGAGTAGCCAGACAATATGGAAAACACGAAGATGGATTTAACATTTCTTCGTGTCAATTTGCTATGCACTATTTCTTCGAAACACCTGATACTCTTCAAGGTTTTATGAGAAACTTGGCAGAATGCACAAAACTAAATGGGTATTTTATTGGAACAGCATATGATGGTAAGCTAATATTTGAGTTGCTTAAAAAATCCAAGACTGGCGAAGGCGTTCAAATTAATGAAGATGGTAAAAAAATATGGGAGATAGTAAAAGGTTATGGTGCGGATAATTTTGAAGATGATTCTAGTTCAATTGGTTATAGAATAGACGTTTATCAAGAATCAATTAATCAGTTAATTTCAGAATATTTAATAAACTTCGACTATTTGGACAGAGTTATGGATTCATACGGTTTTAAAGTTATTAATAGAGAAGAAGCAAATTCATTAGGTCTTCCTGAAGGTTCTGGTTTGTTTAGTGAATTATTCGTAAATATGACGG